GATGATCCTTTTTGGAATGAAATACTAGACATGATTAATTAAGCATCCTTGTATTTCATCTCTACCATTAGATGGTATCTGCCTGTGAGAGACTCCCCTGTGGAAGTCCCATCCATTTGTGAACTACCTACAGCTATAAACATATTATCATTACTCATTAATCCATTATTATCGTCAAAGATAATGGTCTTCTTAACATGTTTGGTGAGGTTGAAACTGTAAGTTCTGGCTGGCATGACTGGAGCTCCAATGTTGAGTGTGGATGTAGCATTAGTCATGTTGGATAGAACACAACGTCTTTTCGTCACTAAAGTGAAAAGATCATCATTCACAGGTCGTAATCCTGATAGGGTGTCGCCTGTGTATGATATTGATGTGTTATCTGACTGAAGAAACTTGGTCATATCAGTGGACGTGGGTGGCCCTGCATATGCGTTTTGTTGTTTGAGTTTGAAAATGTAGATGTCAAAGTATGTGGGTGTCGGGCTGGCAATGATGCCTTTGACATCATTACATGAGATAAGGAGTTTGACATTGAAGTAAACTGGTTGGATTTTGTTGCCGATTCGCTCTGATTGGCCTGTACCTTGGGTGATCGAAGGATACAGGAAATAGCAGTCATCAGCAGCGATGATATTGTTGACGTTAATCTGAGCAGATGTACCCTGATTACACTTTGTCTCCATTTGCCGACGAACCACATACTTAATCGCTCTATCCAATGTTCTCTTTGGATAACGTTTAGTACTTCGTCTAGAACTTCGTTTTGCATAAGCTTTCTTCTTATACAAGCGTTTTCTCTTGTATGCCATAATTGTGATTATGTGTTCGGTGGCACCAAGGTGCTGGCACCGAAGTGGCCTAGGTAATAGAGCGCTTCGCTTGCTAGGCCTGGTTGCTGTGTTATATGCTTTGATATAATGGGGTGGGGGTTCCCCCCCCCCCAAACCCCCCAGGCATCCTAAATAGAATGTAGGGCGGGGTGTGGCGCGGCAGGGGGGTTGAGTGCTGCTGCTCGCTGCGCTCGCTGTATCGGTCGCTATCGCTCCCTCCATTCAAATTTCAAAATTTGAATTTGAATTTGTTCTAGAAGTTTTGTTTCTTCCAGAAGGTTTTCATTATTTCGTCATGTCCAAGTCAAATCGCTTTGTCTTTACCAAGAATAATTATGCTGATTTGGATGTTGCCATCCTCTCAGGAGATTGCACCAAGTATTTTAAATATTGGTGTTTTGGGAAAGAAGTTGGAGAGAATGGGACTCCCCATCTTCAGGGTTATTTTGAGTTTGATCACTCTATGAAATTACGACTTTCAGCTGCTCAAAACCGCATACAGTTGTTGGGTTTGGAAGGTTACCATCTTGAAATCGCAAGAGGAACAGCTCAACAGAGCATCACCTACTGCTCAAAGGATGGTGATTTCTTTGAGGGTGGTGAAAGACCCAAAGGTCGAGGTAAACGCACTGACCTTGATGATGTGTGTGCTTTGATTGCCAAAGGTGGGTCAATGATGGATGTGGTGGAAGAGTTCCCTGCTCAATTTGTTAAATTTAACAATGGTTTGCAGAAACTTATCCAGATGAAGACACCGAAGAGATTCTTCAAAACAGAGGTTTGGTGGCTTTGGGGCCCTACTGGATCGGGGAAAAGCCGTTATGCATGGCAGCAAGACCAGTCTTCATACATGAAGGCATGCAACCACAAGTGGTGGGATGGTTACACGGGGCAGGATGTAGTTATCATGGACGACTTTCGGCCTTCAAAAGATCTCCCATTCAACTTTATACTGAACCTGTTCGACAGGTACCCGTTGAGTGTGGAAGTGAAAGGTGGTATGACGGAGTTTGTCTCGAAGATCATATACGTTACCACTCCGCTTTCGCCGGAGGATACGTGCAACCACCTGGATTGGTTAGGAGCGGAGCAGAAGAATCAATTGTTGAGGAGAATCGATCATGTGATCCAATTTCCCCAATTGGCGTTGATGTATTCGGCGGAGAGATAGATGATCCTTTTTGGAATGAAATACTAGACATGATTAATTAAGCATCCTTGTATTTCATCTCTACCATTAGATGGTATCTGCCTGTGAGAGACTCCCCTGTGGAAGTCCCATCCATTTGTG